ACGATGGCTTAAGAATACAGTTGATGGCGAAATTTACGAGTGGGACGAGATCCTAGCCGATAACCCTAAGACTGTAGAAGTTACTGAGGAGCAGGCGTTCCCAGAGAAATTTATCCCGAAGAAACAAAAAGGGCGCAAGTCTAAAGTAGCTTTGGAAACTGAAGTGCCTGAGGAACCAGATACTACTCCGCCAGAGCTTGCAGATGAAGCAACTAGAGGATTGGTTCGTGCGCGTGATGATAACGGGCATTTTATGTCTGATGATCCAGACACACCAGAAAACGAAGCGTGGGTTAAAGAATGATCTTAGACGATGTAATCATAGAGGTTAGGCGCATCATACAAGATACGAATATACCGTATCGTTATAGTGATGATGTATTGTTGGGCTTTGCTAATCAGGGTCTAAAACGTATAGCTATGTTGCGCCCTGATCTTTTTGCTTCCATCGAAGAAATACCTTGCACGGATGGTTCTGTTGTACAGTCTGCCCCAGACGATTCTATACGCCTGATTGAAATTTACTCTGTAAAAGACGGAGATGGTATTATTGAAACAAACCGTGAGGCTTTGGATCAAGCGTACCCAACATGGATGAACGACACTGCGGGGCCTGCTGTAAACTTTATGCGGCATGTTCGTAACCCTAATAAATTTTTTATATACCCTAAAGCTCCTGTCAATCAGATTCTGATAGGTGAGTATTCTAAGACTCCTGCTGTATATACAGGCACTCAAACTGTTGCTTTACTGCCGGATGCCTATTTTCCTGCAGTAGTTGATGCTACAGTGTTTTTAGCGGAGTCTGTTGATAACGAGCATGTAAACTCTCAACGTGCACAGTTGTTCCAGCAATCCTTTACTCAGTCCTTAGGTGTTGCCGCACAGTCCCGCTCGATTACTGATCCTGAGCGTGGCGGATTGCAAGAGGAGGATGTTGTATAATGCCAAACCGTGCTTTTAGAGAAATCGTCACTAGGCTCGCTCCAAGCGTCCCTGGTGCCCCTAACGTAGTTGTAGAGCAGTATGTACGGGATGCAGCCATAGAGGCGTGTGAGCGCACCCTAGCGTGGCGCTATGAGCAACCTCAGATACGACTTAACCCAGGCGGGCATGATTATGCGTACGACCCACCAGATTTTTCCGAGGTGCATGCCATCTTAACTGCTACAGTAAACGGGGAGAAACTAGCCCCAATTTCTTTAGAGCAGCTACACGATGTATACCCCAAGTGGCCGTATGTATCATCAGATGAGCATGCGACTCCTAGATATATAACATCTATAGACCCAGATAATTTTGCTGTAGCACCAGTTCCAGACGGTAGTGTCAACTATGATGTGCGTATGATTGTAGCTCTTAAGCCTTTACGTACAGCAGAAGAGATGGATAAAACAGCTCTAGATGATTTAGAAAATGTAATTATGCATGGGGCGTTGCAGCACCTTTTAGTGTTACCAGACCGCACATGGAGTGATAGAGAGCTAGCGTCATACCACGCAAAACAGTTTGCCTACAAACTATCAGAGCGCAGGGCTAGAGCTAACTTAGGTACAGGCAGAGGCTCTATGCGTGTACAGAACCAAAGATTTGCGTGAGGTGAAATATGGCAGATACAATTAGACTTGTTAAAGGTGACTCAAAACCAGTAATCATTCTCACGCTTACTGATGAGTCTACTGATAGCCCGTATGACTTATCACCGGCATCTGTGACTGTATCTGTTCGTTTCCGTAAAGCCAACACTAGCACTTTACTTAGCACGATTAACTGCATCCTAGTTAACACAGGTACAGACGGTAAAGTACAATTTGATTTCTCTGGCGGAGTTCTTGATGGTATAGACGCCGGTCAGTATGAGGGCGAGGTTGTTGTATCAACATCAGGCGCTGGCACACAGACTGTCTATGAAACATTGAGTTTCAGGGTTAGAGATAATCTGACATGAAGATAGGGCTTAGTGTAACTGTATTATCTATTAGCGCTGCCGCTGTTGTAAGCGACATCAGCGTTGCAGTAGCACGCCCTAGTTACATAGAAGCTGAAGTTAATGCCGCTACTATAATTTTTAGCCCAGCGGCACGCCCACTAATATTAGAACAAACTAATCTTGTTTCTGAATTTGTTGAAGTTAGTGACATCGGAGATGGTGTCGGGGTTGAAACAAATTTACAAAAAGACTTTGAAACTTTTAAGACTGAAGGCCCAGCAGTTACAGACGCTGACCCTGTGTTTGAAGCAGATAAAGTCTTAGCGGACTCCGTCACAGTAGTAGAAACCCGCGTAAAAGTATTTACAGACTTTATTGACTTTGACCCTTCAGACGCTGATATAGACGCCACGCCTGTTACTATAGCTGAGTCTGATGCTAAAGATATAACTGTTGGCGAACTCGCTGATAATGATTTAGCTGGTAGCCCAGGGCTAATAGGGTTCACGGCTTACGGCGATGCCCAACTATCTACGGCTGTAAAGAAGTACGGCAGTGCTAGTCTGAAGCTAGATGGTACGGGCGATTATGTTCTTTCTGACGCCACACTAGACTACGGTAGTAATCCATTTACCGTGGAGATGTGGGTTTATCCTACTAGCGGCACGCAGGATGATGTAATCTTTGATTCTCGCGTGGCCTACAATGACGATAACATCATGCTGCGGCAGTCGGGTAGTTTTCTTGTAGCTATCCGAGGCAATGGAATACTTAAAAGCCAAAATAATGTTTTTAGTGCTAACACATGGACACACCTTGCAGTTACTCGCGGCGGGGCGTTTGGAAACACATATACTATTTTTGTAGGCGGGGCTGTTATACATACAGCTACTTCTGGGGGTACTCCTGCAGCAGCTGAACTACGCATAGGTGCGGACTTTAATAACTTAAACGGTTGGGCAGGTTACGTCGATGGGTTTGCTTTATCTACATCGGATAAGTATGGCGGGCAGGGTTTTACACCAGCGTCACCTGTAGCTGTCGATCCTACAAATCCTATAGTTCTTGCGTTTGATGGAGCTAATGGCTCGACGACTATAGACAACACAGGCATACCAGAAACTGTTGATGTGTATGTTACAGAGTCTATAACAAACGAATTAGACATACCCAAGACTGATGCTGTCACAACAGCAGAAGCCATTGATGATTTTGATATTAATAAAGCTGTGTCCGATACCGCAACAGCTTCTGAGGCGATTGATCGCTTCGATGTAGCGACTGCCTTTGGCGATACTGTATCTGTAACAGAGGCATTAGAGAATGAAGTAACACTGCCTGTGGCTGATTCAGTTACGGCTGTACAATCCAACATTAAAACATTTACCTCGAATGTAGACTTTGATTTATCTGACGCAGATGTTGACCCTGATCCAGTTACTGCAGCGGATGCAATTAGTGAGTTTGATTTTAACAAAGGGCTTACTGACGCCGCTACAGCCACTGAGGCAGACGCTAAGGAAGTTACGGTAGGGGAGCTAGCAGATAGCGATACCACATCCCTGAGTGATTCTGACGCTAAAGAGTTTACTCACGGTGGTCTTAGTGACTCACTTACTGCTGTTGAGGGCATTAAAAATAATCCCGAAATTGCTAAGAGCGATTCTGTAACCACATCCGAAGCCCAAGTATTCGATGCTAGGCCAGAGCTTTCAGATTCTGCGACACTCGCTGAGGCTATTGATAACTTTGATGTAGACCTTGTTAAAGCTGACGCCGTTAATGTATCTGATGTAAGTGTTAAGAACTTTACAGAAAATGTAGACTTTGATCGTAGCGATGCTGACGCTGACGCTGACCCAGTTAATGTATCTGAGCAGCTGGCGACTGACACTACAAAATCATTGACTGATTCGTTTAGTTTGTCTGAGGCTGCTGTAATTAACTATACAGCTATATATACCGATACCGTCACACCAGTCGAAAGCATAAACACTACGCTGATCTTAGGTGAGTCTGAATACATGTACCCAGACAGAGTGTACATGTCTGATGGAGAAGAAAATTTTGTGCAGGACAGTTTCCGGTTTACAAGGCTGGACTACACCGCGCAAGTGGGCAATGAAGATATGTTGCTCAACAGTGCTGTGCTGTGGGGCGGGGCTACAGACGATGTAGCTCGCGCGTCAAACACAGGCATTATTGGCTTCGACGGCCTTATCGGCCAAGTTGTCACAAACGCAGACCTCATAACCTACCCAGATCTATTAAACGCTGGACTTCTTGTCAACTTTCATTATACTGATGTTGATGAAGATGACCGAGCTTTGGGCGGATACTACTTCAACCAAACGCCTATCAATGCTGGCAACAGTACGGTAGGTGCTAGAACAATCTTGTAAATAGGAGCTGACCATGATTCAAGATTCTATCAAAGTGACCGGTGAGTTGAAGATCACGGTCACAAATCCTAACGGAAATGTAACTCAAGAAACTGTAATCCCTAACCTCGTTGTTACTTCAGGCAAAGATTATATTGCTGAGCGTATGAAAGATGCTACGACAACTGCTATGTCACACATGGCTATTGGCACAGGTACCACTGCAGCGGCAGCTGGCGATACTACACTAGGCACTGAGGCAGGGCGCGTAACGCTTACGTCTACTACAGTCACAGCTAACGCAGTAGCATATGTTGCTACGTTTGGGGCTGGGACAGGTACCGGCGCTATCACTGAGGCAGGCTTGTTTAATGCCAGCTCAAGTGGCGATATGTTGTGCCGCACAGTGTTTTCTGTTATCAACAAAGGGGCAGCTGATACTCTAGGTATTACTTGGACTGTCACTGTTAACTAAGGAGTAGGGTAATGGGCGTAAAATTTGCCAACAATGCTTTCGGCACTCTGAACGCCAGTATTGCTTCCGGTGATGCTAGCTTGACACTTTCAAGTGGTCAGGGCGCTCGTTTTCCATCTTTGTCCGCAGGGAACTATTTCTACGCAACCTTAATTGACACAAGCAACAACCTAGAAGTTGTAAAGTGTACAGCAAGGTCAAGCGATGTTCTAACTATTACTCGCGCACAAGAAAGCACTACAGCTAGAGCTTTTGCTGTGGGGGATCGTGTAGAACTTCGTGTCACAGCCGCTGGGTTGAACGATATAACGACAGTCAACCTAGATGGCGACAAGGGCGACATCACTGTTTCATCAGATGGTGCTACTTGGTCACTAGATAACGATGTAGTCGGTGCAGCAGAAATTGCAGATAACGCAGTTGGAGCAGCAGCTCTTAACGTTTCCGGCAATGGTACTGCGGGCCAAGTGTTACTGTCTGACGGTGACGGCACGATGAGCTGGGGTGGGGCTGGTAAGGTGTTGCAAGTTGTGCAGACAAGTCTAACAAGCACAGCTTCCTATACTGGTACTGCGTTTCAGACAATCACAGGTTTAAACACATCAATAACGCCATCAAGTACATCCAGTAAAATTCTGATAATGGTGAACATTTCACAAGGTGAAAACCAAGATGCTTTCCCTGCGTACTTGTTGAAGCGAGGAAGCACTACTGTACAAATTGCAGATTCAGGTTCTCAAACAGAGGCAACTTTCTTTGCTACTCGTACAGGTAATGATGCTAGAGACCCGTATCTATTTGAACCAGTAAACTACCAGTTTTTAGATTCTCCGAGTACGACCAGTGCCACAACATACAGCGTCCAGGTCAGCCCAATGCGAACAGCCAACCGTACAGTAAGTATAAATGTTATGACTACCTTGGGCGATGCTAACCAAGGTAGAGGTTGCTCGACTATGATATTGATGGAGATAGCAGGATGACTATAATCATAACTCCAAAACATAAGGCCATTATGGACGTTTATACAAATGTTACTGACATATCCGAGACAGATGGTGTGGTTTCTGCTTATGACGCAAGCGGCAATGTTGTTTCTGTAGATATAGACTCTACAGCGGTAGTAAATAAAATATCCGAAATAAATACAGAGTATGATTTGCAAAAACTTAGAGCCGAACGCAACCAACGTCTCGCTGAGACAGACTGGTGGGCTAGTTCTGATCGCACTATGACTCAAGCTGAAACAGATTACCGCCAAGCACTGCGTGATATTACAAATACCTATTCATCTATAGATGATGACGGTTTTGCGTGGCCAACTAAACCGTAGGAGTAACAAACGATGGGCGTAAAAGTTTCAAATAATGCTTTTGGCACTCTGTCAGCCGGTATTAGTTCTTCTGACACTACAGTTACTCTGGACTCAGGACAGGGTGCCCGATTCCCTACGCTTGGTGCTGGCGACTATTTTTACGGTACTATCGTTGATACTTCTAATAATCTCGAGATCGTAAAGGTAACTGCGCGGTCTACAGATTCTATGACTGTTGTTCGCGGCCAAGATGATACAACTGCAAGGGCTTACGTGATTGGCGACAGGTTCGAGCTTCGCCCCGTAGCTGCTCTGTTTGAAGATATTGATCTCGGAGACGGAGGTACAATTTCTGGTGTTGTAGATATAGAGAGTACAGCAGCAGAAGCTTTACATATTACAGGCACAGAAGCCACTCAAGTTCGTGTGAGACTCGAAAACACGACTGCTGGAGTTCAGTACTCTTATTACGAAGCAAAGACAGATAGCAGCTCAGGTTATTTAATTCACAACGGAACAGGTGGAGGTAATAGTCTTGCAGCTGGTGAGACTTATGTTTGGTCGAGTCCTGGTAAAGTATCTCTAGTTCCAGCGGGTACTATCGCCAATAAACTAGAAGTAAACACTAATGGCGATGTTACTATCAATGGTAAGATGTTTGGCGGCGGGCTAGTTCTACTAGGCCAGTCTTCTTGGACTTCTAACACTACCGGCGCTATCTTTGATGTTTTTGACTACACGAAATATACAACTTATGTGTTGTATTGGATGGTGGATCATAGCCCAAGTTGGACTACCACCTACCTTAGATTTAGGAATAGCAGCGGAGATATTTCCTCAACTAGCTATTGGAATAACGTTCGTTGGCGTGAATCTACTGCAAGTGCCGATACCATAAACAGTGTTTCTTATGCTGGTAACCAAAACTTTGCTTGGCTGGCCGGTAATGGAACAGGTTTTAACTCCCATGGTACAGCAATCATAACAGTACCCCGCAATGGTTCATCTCGAACCGGTGTACGCGGAATGTCACAGCTTCAAAATAGAACTACCCATGAGCACTACGAAGAAGAGTTTGCGTCTACTTTAGAGTACACCAATCCTCATACAGGCTTAACAGGTGTCCATTTATACGGAGTCGGCGGAAATAGTTCTTACGGGGATTTTCAAATATTTGGGGTGGAGCGGTAATTATGGCTGAGCAATATTATCAATTTGTAAATGGTGAGCGAGTAGAGCTTTCTGGTGATGAGCTTATTGCTAAGCAGGCGGAGTGGGCGCAAGTTGAAACTGATAGGCCAGCGACTGATCTAATTATGCTTAGATCGAAACGAAATTCAAAACTAGCCGAAACCGATTGGTGGGCAAACTCTGATGTAACTATGACTCAAGCACAGATAGATTATCGGCAAGCGCTGCGGGATATCACCAACATTTACACATCACTAGCTGATGTAGTATGGCCGACAAAACCATGAAACCTACTCCTCTATATATGTTCCCCAACGGTACGTTTGCTAGAACAGCAGACAAAGTGCCTGAGGGTTGCGTGCTTGTAGAGGAACCGGATCTGCCGGAAGAAGTAGAGGTAAAGATAGACGATCAGAGTAAAGCAGTACGGGAGGCTATTAGTGGCCAAAATGACGGTAGCTGAACTACAGCAGGAAATATTAACCCACGAAGCGGTCTGTGCTGAAAGGTATCAGACCTTTATAACTAGGGTTGACCGCCTTGAGCGGATTCTAATTGTTGCAGCGGGTGCAATAATAGTTGGTATGGGGTCTATCCTCAGCGCGATTCTAATAGGAGGTTCAACATGATGGACAAAAAGAAAACTGATAAGAAAAAAACTTTGGCTTCTTACAAAGCTGGAGGCTCAGTGTTTAAGATGTGCCCAGGCTGTAAGACTAAACGTGCGTGCTCAATAGCTAAAAAGTGCATGAAAAAAGTTTACGGCTAGCGATGATAGGTAGGCGGAGGGATGTTACATGTTAGCAGAACTTGCCGCCGCCAATGCCGCGTTTTCGGTTATAAAAAATGCTGTCTCCAATGGGAGAGAGCTAAGCCAATACGCGCATAAAATAGGCGAGATTGTAGGGGCAAAAGAGTCTCTACAGAAAAAAGTAAACAAGAAAAAGGCCGCTCATCAGTCAACAGACTTCGAAGAGTTTATGGCCTTAGAGCGCGTTAAAGAGCAAGAAGACGAGCTGAAGCAGATAATGATATACTGCGGTAGGCCCGGACTTTGGCAGGACTGGGTGCGGTTTCAAGTAGAGGCGCGTAAAGCCCGCAGAGAAGCAGAAGAGGCGAACAAGAAAAAGATACAGTGGTGGATAGAAGTTTCTGTTTTAGTTGCGTGTTTTATTATCGGAATAGCAGCTCTTGGGGTTTTTGTCTGGTGGCTGTACCAGCGGAATCGCGCAGCATGAGGAGCGTAGTATGGCGGCTAAGAAACTAGAAGATCAAAGTAAATACGACGCGTATGATATGAATGACGACGGCGTTGTTTCTGATGAAGAGATGGCACGAGCTAAAGAGATTCGTGAAACAGAAGATAACCTCCGCAAACATTTAGCCCAACTACGTATGGCTCGCTACACGCTAATCTCAATGGGTGTGTTCACACTGTCTATGTTTTTTATACCGTTAGACAGGGTTACAGCTTTATCCGACATAAGTAATCTATTCTATATCTCAGGCGCTGGCATAGTCGGTGCGTATATGGGTGCTACTGCTTGGGCGGGTAAGAAATGATACATGCGTTTTTGCTAGTAGTCGTATTGGGGGATAAAATACAGAGCCAAGATATGTATTTTAGATCCGTGGTAGAGTGTAACTACTTTGCGTCTCAAGTAACAAAACGCTATGGAAACTACGGAAGTATAAGCGGTGTTCCTGCTGAGCATAAAGCTACGGCTTATTGTAAGCCTGTTAAGGTAGCTGCAAGTACGGAGCTGTATTAATGGATATTGATAACATTACAAAAGGAGTCGGGGCTGTTACTGCTGCGCTAGCGTTAGTTGGTGGAGGGTATAGTTTGTACGACAAAATTGGGTTTGATGACCCTATCCTTACTTGGGCACCAGAGCATTTTGCTATTAGTTCAGGGCCAGCTGACGGCTCGTTTAAGGTAGCGGTAGCTCGTGAGAAACACCGTGATGATTGTACGGTTACTGATTTTATCCTAGATGTTCGTGACAGTGAGTTGTTTGTACATAAAGCAACACCCTCCATAACTAAGTTTATGGGGCCAGCCACGGATAAAGTGGATACGTTCGCGTATTCGATAACTCTCGACAAACCAGAGGAGGTGGCGACTGGGGAAGCTACGCTTATAGCGTATATACACTATGGTTGTCCGGAAGGGCAGGTAGTGGTCAACTACCCCGACCATCAAAACCTCCGCTTTAACATAGAAGGATAGCAAATGTTACAAGCACTGATTGGCCCAGTTACAGGGCTACTAGATAAGTTCATCGAAGATAAAGACCAGAAGGCAAAGCTCGCGCATGACATTGCCACGATGGCCGAAAAACAAATGCACGAGCAGGCGATGGGCCAAATCGAGATTAACAAAGCTGAAGCCCAACACCGGTCTATTTTTGTGGCGGGTTGGCGACCCTTTCTTGGCTGGGGCCTAGCGACGGCTATGATATGGCACTTTGTGCTTGCGCCCGTGACTATGTTTGGTTTTGCATACGCAGGCATGGAAGCACCAGATTTGCCCGTGTTTGATATGGATAGTTTGATGACTGTTCTCCTTGGGATGCTCGGGCTTGGCGGACTCCGCACAGTAGAAAAAGTAAAAGGATTGACTAAATGAAGGGTAACTTTCAGCACTGCTTAACTATAATTTTGCACCACGAAGGCGGCTGGGTAAATCACCCCCGTGATCCTGGGGGCGAAACAAACCTTGGTGTTACTAAGCGCGTTTATGAAGAGTGGGGTGGCACTAAGGATATGAAGGAGCTTACACCAGAAGATGTTGCTCCAATATACGAGAAAAACTACTGGGGTAAAGCTAAGTGTGACCAGCTTCCTGCGGGCTTAGACCTCGCGGTCTTTGACTGGAGTGTAAACTCTGGGCCTGGGAGAGCGGCTAAGAAACTGCAAGGTATGATTGGTACAGAGGTAGATGGCGGCATTGGCCCCAATACTTTACGCACCCTTAACGAATATGTCGAACACCACGGGATTGAGAATACACTTGAAAATTACAAGAATATCAGGCAAAGTTTCTATGAGTCCCTCTCTACATTTGATAGCTTCGGCAGAGGCTGGACTCGCAGAAATAATGAGACGCTTGAAGCTGCGTTAAAAATGGTGAACTAATGGCGTCAGTAAAGCTTACAAAGTTTCTAGGCGAAGCACCGAAGATATCTTCGGAGTTGCTACCTGATGGCGTGGCCCAAGAAGCTTTTAACGTAAAGCTTTACTCTGGCGACTTGCTACCTTACCACACACCCAAAGAGGTGGATAATACAGAGCGTAGCGTTGAGGCTAAGACCCTTCATGCGCTGCGTGACCCTACCACTGACGCGCTTGTGTGGCTGTCTTGGACTACTGATGTTGACATTGCTATTGCATCAGATAGCGCAGACAACGCACAAAGATTCTACTATACAGGTGACGGAAAGCCTAAGGTATCTGACTACGCACTGGCTACAGCTGGTAGTGAGCCGTACCCAGTTGTTAATGGGTACTACGATCTAGGGATACCGCTCCCTACTACTACACCTAGCGTGTCAGCAGCATCTTTTACTGTTGTTAACGCTACTCACTATGAGCGCGACTCAGGCAATACAGCTACTTTCTATTGCTCTGGCAACCACAACTTACGTACAGGCAATATTGTAACTATACGTGACTTTGGTACTTCTGATGAGGCTAAAGGGTTTAACGCCAAGAACGTAGAGATTACTGTAACAAGCGCTACAGAGTTCCAGTATTTTAGTTCTGGCGACACAGTAAGTAAGACTTCGAACACCACAGGTCGAGCAGACCTCGCAGGCAACACACAGATTAGAACTTATATTTTTACGTTTGTTACTCCGTGGGATGAAGAGTCCATACCATCCAATGTGTCTAACGAGCTATATATTAAAGAAGGTCAAACAGTAACTGTCTCCTCCCTGCCCTCGGCTAAACCGTCGGGGGATAACTTTGTCCGTGGTATTAGGTTGTACCGAAGCGTAGCTTCTGCAGCTGCCACGGACTACTTTTTATTGGCGACACTGTGGTTTCCTACTACTATCGCCACAGTGGCGAGAACCAGCAATGTATCTACTGTCGTTACAGACTTCCCACATAACTTTATTGTTGGCGACAGGTTTAAGATTAGCGCATGTTCAGATAGCAGCTTTAATATCACAGACGGTGAAGTTACCGCGATTGCTGATGACTACACGTTTAGTTACGCACAGACTGCTACTGATGTTGGAACGACCAATGCTTCTGCAGGTACTGTGTACCACGATGTGTCTGAAAGTCTTGATGATGCTGCTAGGTATTGGGGTGACGCTAACTATAACTTTACAGATGATTTTACTGTATCCAGCTTAGAAACTATTATTCCGTCAGAGGAGTATGACCCACCACCTGATAATATGCAGGGGCTTATAACCTCGCACAACAATATTTTGGTCGGGTTCTTTGGCAACCAGTTATGTTTCTCATTCCCTGATACACCACATGCGTGGCCAGAGAAGTATAGGATAACATTTGATTCCGACATTGTAGCGATTGCGTCTGTTGCAGGCTATGTGCTTGTGCTTACAGAGGACTACCCTCATCAGGTATCCGGTAACGATCCAGCGACAATGGTGTCAGCACGTATTGACACGCCGTATCCATGTTTGTCTAAGCAGTCCGTTGTTAATATGGGTTACGGGGTCGTGTGGTCTACGCATGGGGGCCTTGCTACATGGAGTCCTAGTGGGGGCGGTGTCCAACTTATAACTCAGTTTGTCCACGACTGGGATACTTGGAACGCATCTCTAGACCCATCTACCATTGTTGGTCACTTTTACAACGGCAAATACTTTGGGTCTCACAGTACCAGGTCATTTATATTTGAGCGTGACGATAAAGTTGGCGGGTTCTTTGTACAGGTTCAGTACCGGTTCAGTGCTGCATACACAGATTCCGAAACCGGCATCATGTACTACACTCACGGAAACGACGGTGAGATATATGAGTGGGACAATACTGGGGAAGTTCTTTCACCTATGGAGTGGAAGTCTAAAACCATTGTCACCAAAGACTATCTTAACCTAGGTGCGTTTAGAGTAATTGCTGATTACGATACATCTGCGCAGGAAGCTGCTAATATTATCGCCTACAACTTAGGGCTAGCAAACTTTAACCAGACTATTTGGAATAGAAGCCAGCAGATAGGTACACTTAACGGGCCTACTAACTACCAGAGTGGTGGTGTTACTTTTACTATTGGCGGCTCAATTAACACATACGTCATAAACGGCGACCCACAAACTCAGTACCAGAAAGCTAACACCGGAACTCAGCCTGTAACGTTTAAGCTTTGGGTAGATAAACAGCTTGTCTTCCAAGGGTCTATACAAACTTCTGATATATTCAGATTGCCAACTGGCTACAGATCGGATACATTTGAAGTGGGCGTGTCAGGTTCCGCTCGTGTTAGAGCTATACACTTTGGAGAGACACCCTACGGATTGAGGACATCATAATGGCAAGGTTTACAGCAATACCCGCAGTTCCCCAAGGGGGGATCACAGACTGGCAGAGTGTACTTATCACCACTGTAAAAGAAAACGTGGAGTTACTTACTGGCTTACGCGGTGAAGCTGACCTCTCTAGTAAGGCAATTACTAAAGGCCAGATAACTTTACTTGAACAACCAGATCAAAATATGAGGCAGGTATCTGCAAAAGGTACAGGCTTTACAATCAGTGGCCAAGAGGTTGCTGGACTTGCGGACTATGGTTTGCTATTAACAGATGTGCAAACTTTAGCAAATGATGTAGCGTTTAACAGGACAGTATTAAACGCTTTAATAAGACAGCTTAAAGGATGATGTGACATGGCTATGACACCAAATACAACACCCGCAGCGATGGCACCTACTCCTGTCGCTGGCGGAGCAACACCAGCAGCAATTCCAACAACTGTATCTATGGATTTACCGCCTAGTATACAGCAACTAATTCAAGCGCCTACCCCTGGGATTAACCAAGCGGCAGTAGGAAATATTCCTACGGGAGTCCAAGGCGGAAACCCTCAGTACCCTGTACTGGATTTTCGTATGCAGCCATCTACATTCGAGCAAGGCGGCATGGTTCCACCAAACGCAGGTATGCAGGGTATGGCTCCACCGCAAGCAGGGCTACAGCCTCAGCAAGCACAAGGTGGTATGGCTAACCCCCAAATGGCTGATATGCAAGTTAATGACATGCTTAGTAAGAACCCAGAGGTAGTGGCGCGTATTCGTGCAGCTATTGAAGCAGGTATCCAGTCAGGTGAAATTTCGCAGCAAGAGATTCAGATGGCAACACAGCTAGCTCAAGTGGCTATGCAAAATCCAGCTATGTACCCACAGCTTCGGCAGTTTGCCATTGATCGTGGTCTAGCAGGGCCAAATGATCTACCAATGGAATACGATCAGGGGCTAGTTATCGCGCTTGTTACAGCGGCTAAGGCTATGGCGGCAGACGTACAAATCGAATCTGCGGGGCAGCAGATGCCAGCGCAGCAGATGCCAATGCAACAACCTCCGGTGCAAGAGATGGAGTTTGGCGGTATGGTTAATGGCCCGTCCCACGATGATGGCGGTGTTCGCGTAAAGATGAAAAACGGCGGCGAGATTGAAGTGGAAGGCGGCGAGTACGTTATCCCTAAAGATATCGTAGCTAGGAAAGGTACTGAGTTTTTTGACAAACTAATCGGTAAAGATGGGAAGACGGACGTAGCATGACTTTACAAGTAGTAGAACAGCCAGAATCAGAAAACCTCGTACCTAAAAAGTATGAGGCTATTTTGCTTTCTACTCAAGAGCTAGTGGATAGATATTGGGCACAATGTGTGCCACATTTAGATCGTTGCCTAGAAGGTATGCACGGGGAGTGCACTATAGACGATCTTTATACAAGCGTCATGCAAGGCCAGATGTATGCCATAGCAGTAAAAAATGACGATACTGAATTACCAGAAGTAAAATTAGTTTTGATTTTACAGCTAGTATACTACCCGCAGTACACAGCCATGAATGTTGTGGCTATGGGCGGTAAAGACCTTCGGCACCTTATTAAGAAATTCTGGGCTGATGTCTGTGGATGGGCACGTATCTGTGGTGTTACACAGATTGAGTGTTCGGTAGCCCCTGGAATGGAGCGTATTCTTTCAACTGTTGGCTTTGAGCGTAAGTATGTCCAACTAAAACAAGATTTAATGGAGGTCTAAAATGACAGCTATCACAATAAACCCGATGGTGGTTGCACTTAGGCCCACTAACGGAACTATCGTAAGACGTATTCAACCAACTGAGCATGGCGGCGGGGTCAAAAAAGTCCTAGCTGTCGTTGTTGCAGTTGCTATCCCAATCGCGGCACCTGCTATTGCAAGCTCGCTTGTAGCCTCAGCAGGTATTTCTGCTGTAACGGCTTTTGCTGCCACTACTGCAGGGGCGGCGGTAACTTCGGCTGTTGTAGGTGCAGGACTCGGAGCTATCTCAGCTAAAGTTATGGGCGGCGATGTTAAGTCAGGCGCAATTATGGGCGCAATCGGCGGCGGCATCGGTGGTTACGGTGTTGCACAAAGCACTGGAGCGGGTCTCGGTAACGTGGCTGACACAGGTATTCAAGCAACAGTTAATAACACTTTCGGCACTACCTTTGGTCAGCCAGCGGCAGGGACAGAAACGGCTGGGCTAAATACTGGCGGGGTGGAAAATGCCTCATTAAATACTACTGGCGGGGAAGGAACTTTAGAAACATTTAATTCGACAAGGCCACAAGACGGCGTAATTGAAGCGAGCCTTAGGGATGCCAATGTAGGAAATACCGCAGCAAACCAGCTATCTAATAACGTCGTAGCTGAAACTGCAATGTCCAAACTTCCCCCTGACGCTACGTTTGCGGCTAAGTCAGGTGCGTACTTGAAAGACGCAGGCTCAGCACTTGTTAGTAAGGTCACAGACCCTGCTGCCTTGGCTAGTTTGACAATGCAGGCCGGTGGCCAACTACTTGGCGCAGCATTGGCACCTGATCCAGAAATGCCACCAGAGCAGCGTGAGCTACTTGAGATGCGTAAAGCTGAACTTGCAGCGCTTAAAGAGCGGGATGAAACTGCGTTTAACGCTCAGATGGATGCGGCTAAGAGCTTCCTCCAGCAGGCAGAGCAGTATGATCCTACATACATGGCGTTCCAAGCGGCTAACAAAGAAGCCATTGACCAACAGCGTAAGATGCGTGAGCAGTATCGTAAGTCTGCACTAGGCAGTGGCCGTGACATCAGCGAAGCAGAAAAACGCCGTATGAGTTTAGACTCAGCGCGTAATGTTAGCTCTCGTTACGACCAAGGATTTCAACAAGGTCTAACTGCTCAGAACAAAGTGACACAAGCTGGGCTATCAGCGATTCCTAACTCTTCAAACTATGCTGCGTACACTAACGCGCTTCAGAGTTTGTCTCAGGATACTCAGAAAGCTGAAGATGCAGCTATTCTAGCTTCACAAGGTGCGGGTAAGAATATCTCTGACTTGTTTGCTGGGTTCAATACCACATCAGGAACTGGCTACGGCGCAGATAGCTACTGGAACAGCAACAAAGCAAAAACAAAAACAGAAACAAAAAAGAAGGCTGGGGTCGATACAAGCAACTTTGGCGTGATTGCGTAAGGAGTAAACCGGATGGCATTGCTCGGAAATTTTATAGGTGGCGCACTGGGGATGCAGTCGGCGGAGGACTACGAAGGGGCGGTAACGTCTGCTAGTAGACTACAAGCACTGCAACGTAAGAACCAGTTTACTAAAGACATGATGAACTCTGCTAAGCCTGCAGATCCTGCGGCTGTGCGGCAAGTTGCCCCCTTTAATCCTGGCGATGCGTTTGCGTTTGACAACCTACAACAACCTGGCCTGCGTGACATCCCTAAACCTCCACCTAAGGTGGATAACCTTGGCCCAGACGGCCAGTATGATGGTGATGACCTCGGCAATGTTACAGAGCCAAAGCTAACGCCTAAGCGCAATCCAGATGGTAGCCTTGTTATAGAGCCATCGGCAGATGGTTCACTAAAACCTGGCGGCGACACACCGCTTCTAGACCCTTTTGCACAAGATGGTGCTGACCTACTACCTAAGCTAGGCCCAGAACTCCCTGACTTATCCACATTTAATAACGCTGCTAGAACGGGCGAGATTGCTAAGCGTAAGGGTCTACAAACTTCTATAAGCGAAATTATGAAGTCAGCGGGTATCAGGCGTAAAGCAGGTATGGCTGGGCGTAACGTCACCAAAGAACAGGGCGATGCGTATAAGTGGTGGTCTAGTGATGAAGCGTTCCGTCTGTTTTATAACAAACCTGAGCTTTTAGCTACTGCCAAGCAAGACCCGATTGTGTTTGCGTATGAGTATTCTTCTCAGCGTGATCAGCGAGTTACCTCTGAGGTCTCCGATAAATCTTCATTACGCACACAAAAGCTAATCAGTGGTCGTATCGAAGGGCTTAAAACTGAAATAGGCGGCAACAAAGTACAACGCGTTTACAAAATGGCTAACGATCTTGGCATCGACCCATTCGCTGCGATTGCTATTTTTGGTATTGAGTCTGACTTTGGTCGTAACTCTGGTACCAGCAGCAAAGGTGCTAAAGGCGGTATGCAGGTTATGCCTGCCCAATTCAAAAGACTAAAGACATGGTTTGCTGATCCTGCTAATCGCGCTGCTATCGAAAGCGCGTTCACTATGGCAGACGGCACAGTGAATAAAGCCCGTGTAGACTACGCAATCCAGACGTTCTCCAATATGAAAATGCCTAATGGACGCGGGCAAGGCGGCAACGGCGGCGAAATCTACGGCGGGTTAGCGCAACTAATCTACAACAAAGCCATTGGCCTACCTAAAAACCTTTGGGGTGCTGGGTATCAGGCTAATGCCAATAAAGTTTTAGAAGCTGGTGCGCCACTAAATGTAGATGATGGCAACATTAGTAACTCTGACTACAACAATGCGTATGTAAGTCTCTATAACCACATTGCTGCCACGTACGGCAAACAGCTTTCAGATGTTGAGATGCCTTATGGCATTGACTTAAACACAATCGCTGGGTCTGGTGTAGGCCAGCCTGTTATGACACAGGTCGCAGGCACAGATACAACGCAGACAGATACAACGCAGACAGATACAACGCAGACAGGCACAGCCCAAACAGGCACAGCGCAAACAGGCACAGCGCAGACACAAACAGTAACCAATGCGGACGGCACTGAAAAAGAATCTATTGCCACTACTGAGGTAACAGAGCCTGAGCAAGAGATTGTTAAGTTTTTGCAGAACCCGCCTAACATTGGTATCGAAATGCAGAACTTGCTTAACGGTAGAAAGCTAGGAGTCGATAATCTTAATCGCCAACTTCAGTCCTTGAACGATCAGATCAATGCTAACAATGCAAAAGCAGCTGAGTACGACAGGTTTGCAGACATTGCACTGGCTAACGGCCAGATTGCTACGTTTGAGAGATACAGCGGTTTAGCTGATGGGCTTATCAAACAGTCTAACGACCTACGCAATAGCGGTCTAGACGCTCAGAACAAAGCTCGAGTGGCTATGCAAGAGTTCGACAACAAAATGCTTCTAGTACAGGGTGCGCAAGCTCTACAGGATTTATCCTTTGGCTCCACCGCTCGTGCAGGTGCAGTTCTGTCAGCATTCTCTGGCTTAGATATACAAGTCGTGCCACGCTCAGACGGCAACTATGATCTTATGGTTAACGGCACTCGCCAGCAGACATACACTATGGCTGAGCTATCTGACAAACTACAGCGTACTTACAGCCAAGCATATCGTGAAAGCCAGATTAAGCTACAGACAGAGCGTCAGACATATCTATTTGAAAAAGGCGTCGATCTTGAGGTTGAGCTTGCTAAACAACGTGACAAACTGCTGGGCGATCTTAAGATAGAGAACCTTAAGAACGCTTACGGTATTTATCTTGAAGAGGTTAAACAACGTAAGGGTGAGTTCAAAGCCCTTGGCGAAGGCTTCGCTTTAATCTACGATAATGGACAATACTTCCTACTTCAGCCACAAGCTGTAGAGGAAACAATAAATGGCGAAAAAGTACGGAGGCCGAAGTTAACTCCTCTTAGCCCTGGGCAAGCTCAGGCTTTGAACTCACCAGGAGCAACATCGGATGACTACAAAAACGCAGCAAAGTGAGGTAGGTAATGGCTAAGGCGGGACTTAAAGCATTTGGTAGCCCTACCCTCGCAGCTATGGATATAGAGCCGCTAGGCAATCCATATGATCCTGCTCCTAATATAGGGATGGGCAATCTTTTAGGCCAAAAAGAAGCTATCGGCAGAGAGATTGATGCTGAGTACGCTAAAGGTATGTCTCAGTTCTCTATGCCTGAGGTAAAACGCCCTGCTCCTACTGGCCCTAATGTCCTGTTTGATCCGCAGCAAAACAAGATGTTTGTGAATGGCTCGCTGTTTGACCTAGACGATGCTGACAATGCTCTTAAGTCTGAGCAGTTCCTAGACGGCCCACGCCAAGCTCCCCCTACTGGTAGCTGGCAGCAAGTTACACCGCAGGAATACGGCAAGTATATCAAATCTATTAAAGACCCTACGCTTTCTCGCAGATTCGCTGAGAACTTTGACACTGGTATGGCACAGCTACGCTCCTTATTTGGTGCTGGCTCTGTACTTGTTGGCGCAGAGGAGTATGGCCTTGGGGTCATGGAACGTGCGGAAGAAGACATCCGTAAGAACTCACCATTCTACACAGAGTTTACTGACATCGGTATGGGTGATGCAGACATCGGCCCAGTTGACTGGTTTGTTGGTGTCCTTGGCGCACAAGGCCCGATGCTTCTTGAGACTATCGCTGCAGGTGCTATCGGTTTCGTTGCAGGTTCCGCCACAGCAGGGCCAGGTTTAGGCTCAGTCGGTGGTACTATTGCTGGTATTACAGGTAAGTCAGCGTTTAAGCAAGCTGTCAAAGAAGCAGCCGAAGCCTACGCTAAAGAAAAAGTTAAAGGTAAGGCAGCAGCTAAAGCCTTTATGAAGACTGACCAAGGTAAGGTTCTCAAGCGTGCCTCAGGTATTGCGGGAGCAGTTGCGTTAGGCTATGCAAACAACTTTGGTATTGCTTCATCGGACGTTTATTCAGAACTATTAGAAAGCGGTGTAGACCCTAGCGACTTTGGGGCCAAGATGACTGCGCTAAGCGCGGCTGTTCCGTATGCACTACTAGATACAATCCCTGAGTTTGTCGTAGGCGCTAAAATATTTGGCAACATAGCCAGAGGTTCTAAAGGTAGCCGCTTACGCCGTGGTGCAACAGGTGCTGGTGTAGGTGGCACACTAGAGGGGGCCACTGAAGCAGGCCAAGAAGCTATTATTATGGGCGCAACCAGCGCCTACACTGGTCGTGAGTACGAATCAGATGAAACTCTATCACGCTTAATCAATTCATTTGCCGCAGGCTTTGCTATCGGTGGGACTATCGGTGGCATCGCTAACCTTAAAGGTAATAAAGAAGCTGACATCCTACAGGGTGCGCCTACTGAAGACGAACAAGAAACCCTTATGCTAACTGACCAGAGAAAAGGTCAGACTGAGATGTTTGAGGGACAAGACTTAGGGTCTCCGCCCCCTGCACCTCCTGCTCCACCGGAGCAACTAGAGATGTTTGAAGGGCAAAATCTTGGTGAAGGTGTAGACCCCAACCAGTTAAACTTATTTGACCAACCTGTGATTCCTTCACAGCAGCCAGGGTTCCAGATGGAACTGCCGTTCGGGCAGCAACAGCTTATGGCGCAACCAGAGCCAGTACAACAAGAGTTAGACCTTGTAGCTCCTGTGGGTGCGCAGCCTGATATGTTTAGTCAGCAGGCTACACCACCTATGCCAGCTGCACCCCCTGTGGTAGAGCAGCCGCCAGCACCCCCAGTTCCCGTAGAGAACGTAAGTGCGGCTATCCAGCAAGCTGCAACACAGCAGCCGCAGGCACAACCAAACCTATTACAGCAGCGCATGCAAGAAGCAGTTGCACGTCAGCAAGAACAAGAACAAAAAGCACAACAGCAAGCACAACAGGCTCAACAAGAGGCTGAGATGCGAGCAATGGAAGACGCACGGATTGAGCAGAATAACCGCGAAGTCGAGAACGCACTTGCCCTACAGCAGTCGCAGAACGAAATCGCGGCTTATGAGGCGGAGCAATTAGGCAGGCAGCAGGCGGAAGGTTCTCCA